TTTGCGGAAAATAGATACTACCAATAAATTTGTAAATAGAATTACGCGAACGCTTGGCAATGACTCAATTATTTATTTTGTTGGTGGCAATAGGTTTGCAATAAAGGATAGTGTTGGAACTAATCCCGCACCTGTTGGATATTATGGTGCGTTTCAAGATAATACAACACAAACGGCTGTGTCTATTAATACCGCCTATGCTGTAAAATTAAATACAACTGATTTAACAAATGGAGTTAGTATAGTTAATAATATTAGTGCAAATCCTACAATCGTAAAAATTGCAAATGCTGGTATTTATAACATTCAATTTTCTTTACAATTAGAAAAAACAGGTGGTAGTGGAAATATGATTGCAGATATTTGGTTAAGAAAAAATGGAGTTAATTTAGAAGGCACAACAGGTAAAGTAGTTTTAACAGGTAGCGCAAATGCTTCGCCAGTTATAGCCAGTTGGAATTATGTTTTGGCAATTAGTAGTGGCGACTCGCTTGAATTGATGTGGGCAACAAGTAACGATAATGTTGTAATTAAATCTGCTGTAGCAACAGCACCGCACCCTTCAATCCCTTCTGCAATTTTAACTGTTACACAACAATCGGGTATAATGGCGGGAACGGGAATATCGCCTTTAGATACGGCAAATATGTTGAGCAATTACGCACGTACAAATTTAGTTAATACTAAATTAAACATTAGCGATACAGCGTCAATGCTTACAAATTACCAAAGAAGTTTAACATTTTCAACAGGACTTACAAATACATCACGAACAATTACGTCTAATTTATCAACAGGCGTTAGTGGTGGTCAATCAATTATTGGCGGGACAGACGCAAGTAGTTCATTAACATTATCATCAACAAGCAATGCTACTAAAGGAAAATTATTATTTGGCACAAGTGCTTACGATGAGGTAAATAACAGATTAGGGCTTGGAATATCTACGCCCGCAACAACGTTAGACGTTTCGGGTAAAGCGAATATTGAATATTCTGCAACAACTGATTTCCCTTTAGTTATAAAAAATACAAATGCTTCTGCAACAACTTCAAATGTTTTAAGTTTTGATTGTTCGGCAACAGGAGCAGACCAGCCTGTTTTTATAAACCTTGCGAGTGCAAACGCTAAAGGAATATCTTTTTTTGCGTCTAATCAAGCTATAACGGCAACGCCTGTAGCATCGGGTTTTCAAATGTATTCTAACTCATCTACAAACTTTCCAGGTCAAATGTATTTTGACGGTGGCGCTAATAATAATAGTTCAATAATTTTTAGAACAGCGCAAACATCAGGAACAATAACACAAAGAATGAGAATTTTTGCAAATGGAAATGTAAGCATAAGTTCATCAGCAACTAATTCAAATCAAGCGTTCAGTGTGAATGGTGTTTCTCAAGCAACGCAATTTAAATTATCAGCATTAAATACAGCACCAGCAAGCGCAACAGCTACAGGAACACTCGGCGAAATAAGAATTGTGAATGGTTTTATTTATGTTTGTGTAGCTACAAACACTTGGCAAAGAACAGCATTATCAACTTGGTAAAAAATAAAATAAAATATTATGACAAAGATTATTCCGGTTAATATACCTACACAAGGGATTGCAACATATTTAATATTAAAGTGTATGGCTTTAGATATGACGGCAAACAATGCTGAATTTTATTATGAGTTAGTTACTGATGTTTTACCTATTTACAATAATTCTTATAAAGTTTTAGTATCTGGGAATTTGCAAATGAATGAAAATGATTATAACCAGTGGGGCGCGGATAACAATTATTGCATACAATGGTCAGCTAATAAATTAGGTATAACAATTTTAAATTAGAGTATTAAACACAATTATAATTAACAAAAATAATGAGCCAGCATAACCCACCATTATCAGCAATAAGCGGTTTTTGCGCCGTTATATCATTAAGCGATATTCAACCCGTATTAACATTTATCGCGTCGGTAATTGCAATTATTAGTGGCGTATATTCTATTTATAAAAAATCAAAAAAGTAAATTATGAGTACATTTTTAAATTTAAATTCAAGCGACTTTTTAAAGGGTTTAATTATGGCGGTTTTATCGTCTGTTATAACCGTAGTTTATCAAACCGTTGAAGCGGGTAGTTTAGTATTTGATTGGAAAGCTATTGGAACGATTGCGCTTACTTCAGCGCTTGCGTACATTATGAAAAATTTATTTACTAATTCAACAGGCAAATTATTTGCAACTGAACAAAAGTAATATTGCGCGGGAGTTTAGAAAAAAGTTTCCAGATATGCCGACGCTAAAATTAGCGAGGATAATGTATGCGGATAACAAATTGACGTTTAAAGACGTTGAGGATTGTAGGGGAACTTTAAGATATATTGAGGGAAAAAAAGGCGACAGGTTAAAAAAAAATGTAAAAAATACAGAATTTTATATGACTGAAAACAGACCAAAAAACCCTTACAATTTACCCGAGTCGTATGAGGAAAAACGCGAGCCGTTTATTTTGCCTACATCGTGCAATAATATACTTCTTATAAGCGACTTGCATATACCTTACCACAATATTGAAGCCGTTACAATGGCTTTAGATTATGGCAAAAAAGAAAAAGTAAATACTATTTTTATTAATGGCGATTTAATAGACAACCACCAAATTAGCAAGTTTGAAAGCGACCCGAAGAAACGAAGTGTTAAACAGGAGTTTGACGCGACGAGGGAGTTTTTAGTTCAACTTCGCAAATCGTTTCCAAAGGCGTCTATTTATTGGTTAAAGGGCAATCATTGTATTCGTTGGGAAAAGTTTTTATATTCAAAGGTGCGCGAGATATGGAACGACGACTACTTTTTTTTAGAGGAAAGGTTACAATTAAATTCAGTTGGCGTTAAAATTTTAGACGACAAAGTTTTAGTAAAGGCGGGTAAATTATCTATAACTCACGGACACCATATTTTTAAAGGGGCGTTCACACCTGTAAACCCTTCGCGTGGCGCATTTTTAAGGGCAAAGCAGTCGTTAATTGTGGGACACCTACATAGACCAAGCCACCACCCCGAAACCGATTTAGACGGCAAAATAATAAGTTGCTGGAGTACGGGTTGCCTTTGTGAGTTACGGGCGGACTATTCGCCTTTGGTAGGTAATACAATGCACGGCTTCGCGCATTTACAAATAGCTGATGACGGCGATTACACGGTAAAAAATTATTCAATTATAAAAAGCAAATTATGTTAAAAGAAATTTTAGATAATGAAATTGAGATTGAATACGAAGATAAAAACGGCGAATATATCGCGTCGGCTTACAATGCGCTGGGTGCTTGCGAATTTTTAGATATTGGTTTAATGGACGAAGACGAAAGGGCGGTCGTTAAAACAATACAATTTCAGGCGATTAACATAATTAGCGAGTGTATAAATTCTATTTATTATGAAATATTTGATATTAGCCCTGACGACGATAACGATATGGTCGTGTAACCCGAGCAAAAAACTTGACAAGCTAAATAAGAAACACCCTGAAATTGTAGCAAAATTTTGCTTTGATAAATTTCCGTGCGTTACTTCAAAGATTGATACTATAAAGGAAATTGAATACGAATTTGTTAGCGTTGAATGTCCTGAATATAAAGCAAAAGATACGGTTGTAATAACACGCAACACGATTGTAAAAGGTAGCGCGATTTTAAAATATGTAAAACAAAACAATACAATTATTAAAACCGTGCGCGATAGTGCGCAGATTGTTTTTTGCGAATTGGAATTAATTGCGCTTAATAAAAAATGCAACCAATTAATTCAGGATAACGTTAGTTTAAAAAATAAAGTAAGCGCAAAAAATCGTTACATATCGTGGCTTATAATAGCTATTTTATGCGCAATTATTGGTAACATATTACAACTTAAAAAATGAAAGCGACGCAAAATTGTATCAACTTAATTAAACTATTTGAGGGTTATAAACCAAAGGCGTATTTATGTCCAGCGGGAATAGTTACAATAGGCTTTGGCTCAACAATGTACACGGACGGGCGCAAAATAAAGTTAGGCGATACGATAAACGAGCAACAGGGAAACGAGTTATTAAATTGGGAATTAAAAAATAAAGGCATAGCTTTGCACGGGTTAAATTTAAATCAAAATCAATTTGACTCGTGTTTATCTTTTATCTATAATTTAGGTATTGGGGCTTTTGCAAAATCAACCCTGAAAAAAAAGATATTGATAAACCCAAATGATAAGAGTATAAGAGATGAATTTATGAAGTGGAATAAGGCGCGAGTAGGTGGTCAATTAATGGAGTTAAAAGGTTTGACGCGTAGGCGAATAGCTGAAGCGGAATTATATTTTAAAGGTTAGGTTTTATTGGTTGTAACCCGATGTTTCTACATCGGGTTTTTAGTTTATATTTGCAGTTCTCACGTTTAGTTTAGTTTGATAA